CTGGGCGTGTGGAGATAACACCAAACACTGTGTCGCTGGCATCCAGTTGTACTCTGGTGATCTCTGCCGATCCACCTAATTCAACCACTGTTCCTGGTTCATAAATTTCATCCGACGCAAAGCGTTCTGCCACGTCCGCATAAAGTGCTGTGGTACTTTGTGCAAATATCTTGTTGAAATAACTAGAACTAGATCCAATATTACCATTGGCATTACCTGCACCATTGACGATTGCAGTTGCAAAATTGCCGGTGTTTACAGTAAGGCTATTAGGAATGCTGGTCATTGAGTTGGCACCATACATCTGGATCAGGGTGGTTGTCACGCCGCCATCATTGATCTGAAGGGTTAAATTACCATCTTGTGTTTGATTACGCAGGAATACATCACTACCAGTTACTGACGCACGGAAATCAGAATTCAATCCTACTGATAATCCGGCGTTATTCAGAATACCCAAGGTACCTGTCATGGTCTGGTTGTTACTGGTTTGTACAAATCCTGAAGCAGCTATGTTGCCCACTGTGTTTGCATTGTTTGCAGTGCCTTGGAAATATTGACCCACGCCAGAGATGGTTGTGGCCAATGTGATGCCTGGGCGCACATTAGATGCAAATCCTGGAATTGCAATTTGAGGATCAAATGACGCATCTTTGCTCACGATACCCACGATAGAATCGTTAACATACAATTCTACCACCACATGGCTTACAGCATCAGTATCTGTGATAGTTGCAGGAATGGCACCAGTAACTCCAGTGCCTGCTGTATATGCTGGACCTACCAAGATAAATGCTGATCCGCTGTAAACATTCAGCTGAGCGTTGACGCTGTCGTACCATAGATCGCCTGCTACATTAGAAGTTGGCGCACTGGCAGAAGCAGTGGCACCGGAAATCACTTTGAATGTGGTACCATTGTATACTTTCATGGTGTCTGTGGTCTGATCCCACCATAGTTGCCCCACCAAGGGTGCTCCGGGTGCTGTGGTATTGGAACCATTTTCCAACAAACGAATGATGTCGTCGTTGATAAATTGCCCGTAACCAGCGTAGTTTTTACCCACTAGGGTCATGCTTGAACTGGTGTTGATGGTACCATCAGGTATTACTGCGAAAATCTGGCCATCTGTGAGAGTGATTGTATATGACATGTTTGCTTGCTCCGAATCTTATAGGTATTTATTACCTGTTAATCTACACATATTTATACCGTACTTAGGTTAGTTAAAGTCTGTATCCGTACAGTATAATCAATCTGAATCTGACGATTCAGACTCTTTTGCACTGGGTGGAAGATCACATGCGTCAACAATCGTAGTTGCGTCAGATCTTCTCCTGTGACTGCTTTGAGTCCTAGTTCATCAAACACATATTCACCATTGAAATTTGTGCTGTTGTCGAATGCTTGCTGCCCAGGAACTGCTCCATAATCCAACAAACAACTAACCAGGATATCTGTATAAACTTGCCCTGAGGTGTGCAGGACCTGCATGTAATTATTGGTCACATCAGTGTCTGCTGCGGAATTATCGTCCACTACTTTGGCATAGGTTTCATTGTAAAGATCAGCATTAGCACCAGTGGTGTTAGGTGGCAGATAGGTAATCACGCCAGTGGGATCCACCGAACTACCACCATTTCCAAATGCCATGAGGTAAATCCACCCGCCACCTTGTGCAAGTGTGCGGTTGCTGAGAGTTTCAGCAAGACTGATACTCATGTTTTCGTAGTGGATAGCGTTCTTTTTATCCACAAAAACTTCACCACTAACTGGATCAAAGATCTTTACAAATCCTTGTACTTGAACAGGTATCATCATGCTCGTGTCTCCACAAATACTTGCTTGGTTTTTGGATCCGAAATCTTCAAAAAGCCTGAAACTGCAATAGTACCACGCTCGTTTGGTCGAGCAACGGGCTGTGGTTTTGGCGTCTGTGGTTGAGTCTGCTGATTTTGCTGCATGATTTATTTACCTTAGTTTTGTCCTCTGAAGAACCTTGCGGCATCAGTTTGGGTGACTTGCAATGCTTGACCATCCGAAGGGTTGCCGTTGGCTGGTTGATACCATCCAAATCCTTGTCTTACACGGATAGAAACTTCATACCCTGCTGTGGGCGCAGTAGCAAAAGTTACGGTAGCAGGTGCTACAGAATTCAAAGTGTATCCTGTGGTCACTCGTAATCCAGCAACATACACCAATATAGCTTGTTCTGCAAAACTAAAGGTCAGCTCACCAAGGTCGATGTTGTCGGCTGTGAATGTCTTGGTAGTACCATCTGCTAATGTATTGGTATACACAATTTGATCTTGATAGATCGCAGGTGCCAAGTTGCCTTGACCAAGATTGTACACTATACTATCCACAGCATGATCAGCCACTGCTGTACCCGCTGTACCACGCATCAAACTGCTGACTGTGTTAGTGCCTAAATCAATTACACGATACATGATACGCTCACCATTGACTGTGATGATACCCCAGATGTTGGCGTCTAAATTAGGCTGTGTTAATGCACCAGCATCGTTCACATAGATTATGTCTTGGTCTTTACGCAATGGTTGTGCTAAAGTGGTTGTAGTCGCCGGAGTCATACGATAGGTTGCCTGCACTCCGCGCATGTCTTGGAATATGCGGAATTCCATGGCTTCAGGTACCACTGAATCAGTAAACAACTGAGCCACTACCACATCGGTTACACCAATTGCTGAACCGTGTAACACTAGCTCTTGCCCAACAACTAGATAATCATCACCGTAGAAGATACGATCACCGTTCTTTGTGACCCACATTCTAGTAGGATCAAGAACAGTTCTACCAAGTTGGAAGTCGTTAACAATAACTTGTATACCTAGAGTGTAGTCAAAACTTCCCGAATCACCAGTCACGGTTCCTACATCGAATGGTAATGAATCAAAAGGCTCAGTTATTACAGCACCTTCAGTTACAGGACCTTGCCACAGCAATGTTTCAATACTTTGCTGTGCTGTGTCATTCCACGATGTCACACTTACGATATCACCGTATTGTGGATAGAATCCACCGGATGTGCGGAACACCAGGGTATAATTATCTATGCTGCTGCCATCGTCCACGATCACATAGTCTGATTTGGTTGTGACACTGATCAATACTTCAGACCCAATAACAGGAGTAGTAAAGATATCTACATATCTTGTGTCGCTGCCAGTGAATGGTTCAACAATGTAATCGCTACCTAATGTAAGTTTTTCATTGTTTATCCATACATTGACATCATTGTCGGACACCAGTCCAAGACTATATCCACCACGATTGGGCAATGCGTATCCTGAGCTGCCATCGGCGATATACAAAGCTCCTTCGGGAGGCCTTGCACGAATACCGTTTACTTCCACGATCAAGTTAGCAATATTGGTGCCTGACATAGAATTGTCTAGCATGTAATCCAACTGCCCATAACTCACATAGGTCTGTGTCTGTGGCGTAGACCAAGTGTAAGGCAACGATCCATCGGTGCTGCCAATGGCAGTCACATTGATCTCATCTGAGTAAATGTATGTGTCTGAAAACAAGATGTCTGTGCTATTGTTTGCACCGGCTACATACACATAATTGTTGATCAACGCACCATTTACAAAGATGGCCATGTCAAATATTTCTGCATCTGCTACTGGAATATTCAAGAAGTTACCAACATCCCCACCATTGAAACTGTTTTTGTACAGTTGATTGCCACCACCGATACCAAATACACTGAGTACCAGAGTATCGCCATTGGCTGCCGGTGGTGCGCTTATGCTAGGAATTATGCTTACAAAATTACCAACCCAGTCTACTGAATACGCAATATCAGCAGTGAGGTCTCGACGCTGTGTTTGATTGGTCACACGAATTTGCACAGGATTTGGCACGATGCCAGCAAAACTCTGTGTGTACGCCTCTGTGCTGTTGTATACCCATTTCACAATTTTCCAAGCGAATCCATGACCATTCAAGTCCCAATCAGATCCTGGGCGAGTATAAACACGGAAATCCATGGTATCAAATTCTGAGCCAGGTACTAGTTCTTCAGGTGCATGACTTTCGTAAGGTCCCACAAACTCGCCACCTACCACATTGATATCTGTAGGGCGTAGTCCTAGATAGATATCTAAGAATCTGCTTTCGTAAATGGCATCTAATATGCCTGGATCGTATGTGGGCAAGCCCTCAGGACCGTATGCAATATTATCCCAGGGATTTATATCCCAATTGCCCACATCCCATCCAGTATTCTGGTTGAATGTTGGAGCACTAACTTGTACTCCGGGATAACTTACGCCATCGATCAACAAACTCAAATCCAACCCTGGTTCGTTCACTGTGGGCACATACAATCCCATGGTACGATCTACACCACTGAGAGTAGCTGCATTTACCAGCAACCAGTATGCAGGATCAAATGTGGCGGTCTCAACTCCGGTAGAATCAGAACTATTGGCTTCCCATACGCGGTTGTCATATCGTACTTGGGTACCATTGTCATAGTTGACATTGGGTTGCCAATCCAGGATGGTGCTGACATATTGATATCTGTCATACTTCATCGTGACATCAAAACTACGCACTAGATTGTATGCTGTATCATCAACCAAGGCATTGGCCATTAAAGCAACCAATTGTCCGCCGGTGCCATTGCCGCCGTCTAGTGTGATGATAGCAGTTGTGGTATATCCAGATCCTGTGCTGATAACATCAACACCAGTGATACGACCAGCACTGTTAATATTCACTGTGAGTACAGCAGGTACAGTACAATCTCCAGTTACCACTGCGGTAGGTGCTATTGTGTAACCCGACCCAGCATCAGCCACAGTCACTCCAACTACACCTAATTTATAATTGTCGTACCAGAAATTCCAAGGTTCAGTCTGCCAAATTGCACTATCGGGCGCAGCATCACTGGCATCACTGGCAGTTCCTGTACCCACCGCGGTGCTCACTGTGTAAGGAGTAAGGATTGGACTCACAAACTGATTAGGAATCACATTGGTATCATAGTACGCAGGCACATCAAAATCTGTGAGTGTTCCTTGATAGTCATCTAATCCGTTGTAGATGAGATTTAGTTCACGAATCTGTACATGGTACGGTTTGACTTCCTTGATATAATCAATCACAAAATCTTGATTGTCTTTGCGGTAGGTCTGGTATGGCAACAATTCACGGATGGTGTGATCCACATCAATCAGCGAGGTCTTGCTCAACCAATCGGGTGCTTCAAACTCACTCAACACAAAGTTGAACATCAAGATCAATGCACGATTGCGTTCTATCAACAATTCATCAACCAACAATTCCTGATTGATGGCCTGGATTATTTTACGGGTTTCGATCACGGGTTCCTGATCAAAGTATTGTGCATCAAACACTTCAACATCAAATCCAAATCTACCCAATTCGTAATCCCACAATACAGCAGAAAGTTCTATAGTACCATCTTGTACTGCAACTCTTTTCCAGGTACTAGTGGCTGCACGAAGATAGATTTCCCATTTACCTTGGGCATTAGAAGTTACTCGTACACTAGATCCCACCGGGGCCTGATACACGCTTAACTTGCTGAGATCGCTGTATACTGCTACCGTGGCAATGATCTGTTTGCTACGATTGTAGCCGGGCAGATACCAATCAACATGACTCCAATATCTACGAGTGTCATAGTTCTGTACTCGAACTAGATCTAATGTAGCAAAAGTCTTTGTTGATGTCACGCTGTAGATAGTCCATAGACCATTCTGAGATGCATCATTGACCACTAGATATAGATATCCCACAGGTACTGTGGCAAAGTCTTGATAACCAAGTTCTTCAAGATTCAGCACTCGCTTGTTCCATGCGCCAGACCCTGCAGGTGGTTCCGGTTCTCTGCTGTACAGCAATGGAAAACTGCGTATCTCAGTGATAGGATATTGTAACAGCACTGAGTTTACTCTAGTGAAATAATTCTTCAATGCCAGGAATCTGTCAGCAAACATGCTCTGGCGTGGTCTGAACTGCACACCATAACGATTGGCTATGCTGAGACCAGGATCAGGTACCTTGGCACCAGTCGAATTCACACCGCACAAACTGTCCTGTAATTTGAGATACAAGTTATCAGGCAAGAATCCATCAGCACGGTCTTGTGGAATTAAACTGTATTGCACATGAACATTGGCATCTGTCAGTTCTCTATCAAACTCAATACTGAGTATGGTGTCTTGTGCAGAGATATCATTCACAGCATTGTAGATACCTGTAGCACTGGGGCTCAGGAATGCCACATAAGGAATACCCGAACTGCGAGGATCTTCAATGTATCTTGCAATACCAGTAGTGCTGAGTGTTTTTCCTGAGCTGGTGTTAATGGTAGTTACACCCTGGACCCAGAAATAATAAGTGGTAGCAAAAATGTTATCGGGATTTAATCCAGTGATTACATTGTAACTCACAACATCACGAGGAATGCCAGGGCCGGTATAGTTTGCTGGTGCTACACTACTGCTGACCCATTGATAAATTGATACCACAGATCCTGGAAATACTTGTCCCCAACGGCGTGCGGCATAGGTAACGTTATCCTGATTAGGGTCAATAAATCTCACTGTGCTGGTATCCCACCAGATTTCTCCCACATGTGTAGCAGCCCAGATCCTACCATAGTTATTCACTGCACCCACATTGTAGGCTGCAGGATCTATAGCACCAATGTAATTGATATTTTCTGCTGCTGCTCCTAGAATCTTGCCTTGCAATGGGTCAAAGAAATCAAAGAATGCAGTCTTGGCCCCAGTCATTGCACTATAACTGTACACTGAATTGATCAATGCAATGTCAACCACCGGTAACTGTTCATGTATCACAGCCCATGCTGGAGATTGATTGGCGTTTCTAAATACCGCCACACGGCCATAATTTAGCTCACTTAAAGTGCTGTCATCAACATCACTGCCCGGGCTACCTACTATCAGCACACCATTGGTGTAACTTACTGCGGTTCCAAACTGATCTAATTCTCTCACTCGTTTATCGTATATCTGCTGTCCGAACACAAACTTGCCTGGATTACTGACCGAGTCACCAATGCTGCGTAGATAATCATATGTGTATACCACACCGCTTTGATACAATGGTCCATTGAAAGTGGTGGTGCGGCTATCAAAGTATGTTGTGCCTGCATCAAATGTGTTTGGACGATACAGGTTACCGCTTGGTGCACCAACAGTGAGAGTCAGTGCCGAAGTATCAATATTTACAGCAGTTCCAAATCCGGCATTTATCACCGGTGCTGGGCTGGTGATGGTCTGAGTATACACAAATGTATTGAATCCAAGACTTTGGAACACAGTTCCAATCAAGCCGGGCAATACCGTGAGTCGGTTACCTTCTTCAGAAGCCAGGAGATTCTTAACACTGATAGTCAATAAACTGTAGTTACTGGTACCCGATGCACCCACTGTGGCGATAACATTAGCGATACCTGAAGCGTTAATATCTTGTGCCAGCACAGCTGGCCAGCTGCTGAGTTGCCAATATGTAGTGTTGGCAAGTGCTGTGCCTGCTGGTACGGTGCGTATAGCAATGTACAAGATCTGTGCATATTCCACGATATCGTCTTTTGCGTAGGTACTGGCATTGCTCCAATAGTCGGGTGTGCTCACCGCGACTTCTTGATCATTGATCCTGAGAGTTTGCCCGGGCACCAACAATGTACTAACATTGGTACTTGTGATTGTACCATATACTCTGCTTTGATTTACATTGCGTTGTACCGATCCTGCACTATCTAATACAGAACTATCCTGTGGAGCTCCTGTGTATAAGCTGCAACTGTATCTGCAGATGTCAACTGCTGCACCAAAGTTTGATCCAGAGTTTGGAACATTGGCACCAATGATTTGCAATAGATTAAATGTGTTGGCTTGTATCTGTAATATGTCTCCCACTGCTAAAGTTGAGGTGACTGTGACAGTGGGGCCGCTTACAGAGAAAGTTCCAGTTATGTTTCCGTCTGTGTTGGTTAGGAATGCATTGTTCAATATCACAGAAGTGGGTGTTACCAGTAGATTTCCATCCACTGTGTAAGAAGTTTGTGCCGTATCAGTTATGACAAAGTTCTGTACTGAACGATCGTAAACATACACAGTACCGGCGTTCTCAGTGCCATCACGATAGTCATTGGGTGTTCCAATCATGACCTGCCTGCCATCTATAGTGCAGGCTACACTTTCGCCAAATCTAGCATTGTCAGGCAATCTAGCAGTGATGTTGGCTGCTATGATTTGTCCCGGAGTCACTTGATATGTACCAGTACCACCAGTTCCAGTGAGCAATGCTGTGATTCTGGTACCTTTGGCCACCCCAGTACCACTCAGGATCATACCTTCAGTGAGAGATGGTGCACCAACTGGTACTGCCGATACAGTCATTACACTACCAGATATTGATGCGGTAAATGTTGTAGTAAATTCAATAGTGTCAACAAAAGTGTAATAACTGTTTGTGGTCACAGTGATAGCTGCGGTAATCACAGGTGCTGTGACAAATATCAGATCTCTACCTACGCTGCTGTTATCAGCATTGAATGTGTAATCAATGTTAGGTCGTTGCAGAACACCATTTACTATTACTTTGAAACTGTAGATGTTAATTGCACTGTACAATTTTTCGTTTAAAGAGAATGTTCTAGTTGTGCCATCGCCAACATAAGATGCAGTGGTTCTACGGATAATCTGTAATACAAGATCACTTACAGGTGCTGTACTGAATACAATACTAGTGCTGGTTTGTGTATAATCGACTCCATATGTCAACAACTGATTATTCAACACCACTGTGATTTGTTCAGGCTCTTGGAAGTCAATCACTATGCTGTCACTGTAGTTGAAGATCGTTGTTGTACCGTCGGTGGTATATTTCACACTTTGTGATTGGACTTCGACTAATCCGTAAGCAAATACTCTGTTGATACCAGGCGCACCAATGTACATCCATCGTTCATCGCGACTTACTGCCACGCTGTAGCCAAACTCTGCTGAATATTGTAAATCTCTAGGATCAGGAACTGTGAGTATAGCTGAATTGATAAAGCTGGCTGTGCCCGGAGTACGATATATTACACTGACATAACCTCGGTTGTTATAACTGGCAGGAGCTCCTGCTGCTTGCCATGTTTCGTTACCGATGCTGATTGCATGTCCAAATCCCACAGTGTCTACTGCATTACCCAACTGAAGAATAGAGTTTTCTACAAATGGATTGATTGATGTGCGGATAAAAGTATAAACTGCACCCACATCTGAATCGTATCCCGGACTGCCCACTATGACATATAAATTGTTTTTGCTTTGTGCCACGCTGTGGCCAAATTGACTATCAGACTCTGGGGCTGTTGTTTTGATTTCTGCCGAGGATACAAACACATCCTGTTTTTCTAACACTTCCCAAAGTCCTAGTCCATTATTGTCCACCCATACTTTGTTGCCAGGAATCAAACTGTTGGCATAAGGTAGTGTGATAACATCACTGGCTTGGCTTACTCGTTGTGTTTGTAGCACAAATCCAACCCCGGCACCTGATGCAGTGATCTGATTGGCATTGACAAAACTAAAAACAGCTACCAGTTGATTAGGATTTGGTACATTTAATACCTCGTATACACCGTTGACTTCATCTGAGAAGAATCTTACAATGAACAATGTACCAGCTGTAATACCATGTGATTGTGTGAAAGTAAACACGCTAGTACCATCGAGATTTGTGGTCACTGAGCTCAAGTAACCTGGCAATTGACTGGTTCTATAAATTCCCCAGTCGTGATTGTTGATCTTGGCTACCCAGATCACTGTTCCTACACCAATGAGATCAATAGCGGCATTCAATGCCGCAGTGTTGGTGATATCAAATATTGTAACATCGACATCGTCAAAGTTTACATATCCTGCACTGGGCAAAGCCGTGTCAGTCACAGGAATTGTAGTTGCGGTCAGGATGTTAGGGCTAGTAATCTTATAACTGGATTTCCATAGATTGCTTAACAATACTGTTTGGTCAGCTAGGCTAGATTCGCCTGGAATCACAACTTGTATTGTGCCAGGATTAGATGTCAACAATGCTTCATTGAGTTGAAGTTCATAGAAACTACGATTTGCATTAGCACCATATGTGCCACGCAATACAGCCCAATTTTCGTAGATATCATATTGTGTGACACCACGACCCAGGTCAGCAAATGAGAATATCTCAGCGGCACGCAATGTACCTTTGCTGCCCAGGAACTGTTGATACAGGCTGACCTGACTGGTTGAATCCAGATTCAAGTTCACCATGTATTGTCTAGGTTTCCATCCAATCAACGCATATGCAAACAAGTCTTGATTTAGTTCAAGGTTAGCTGTGTAGATGCTATAGGTGTTGGCCAATTGATCACTCTTGTTGGCCAAGTTAGGTAGTAATCCTTGTTGAACCAAAGTATAATCTGATATGGTCCAGTTGTTGATGTCAAATTCAGCTGACGGTTGTACAATGTCAGTGGCACTGTAGTAAGTGTTTTTCCATTTTACAATCTCGCCACGGGCGTATTTCTTCAGTGGATCCCAAGGCTTGATGTTGTCTTGATTTAAGATAAAACCTTGTGCGTCCAATTGGCCGTTCCACTCAGTGGTAGTCCAACCTACTAATCTCACACGACTTTGTCTCGCACCTGTGACCGGGTCGTACAACAGGTCAGCAAAGATACTGGTGTTGTCCAACACAATCATGTTTTCGTAATTGGTAAATTTGATGTTAAGGAAGTTGATGGTTTCAGGAGTCAGACTTCTGATGGTAAATGTGTTATCAAGTCGTTCAATCACAAGATCTCTAGCATTGAACGGAGTACGATCTGCATTGAGCACCATGTTTTCCACGGTCTGCACAGCAATACTATCCACGATAGCACCTGGTCGTTCTACGATCAGTTCAGTGGCGCCTGGGTTGAGATTGATAATAGTTCCGGTATCCCAGCCTTGATTGCTCCAATACAAGAATTCACTAACCATCTGGTTCCAATCAAGCACATAGCCATTTTCTAATGTTTTAAATATCAGGCCTTGGCTCTGTAGCAATGCACCATAACTCAATAAGAAATCTGCCACCAAAGTCTGATTTGTAAACACATAGCCATAAGGAATCTGTACCACATTGTTTGTGTAGGTAACCGGAACTCGTACCGAAGTACCACCTGCAGAAATGGTGGCTAGGTTACCATTCACTTGACTCTGTAGGATATTAAAGTATGGTTGGCTCGTGTTGTAACCATATACAGCCCAGCCGGTGCTGGTGCTTTGTACAATCACGCTGGAGTATGTGAGTTGTGCAAACGGTACATTCTTATAGAACAACAAATTATAACTGTTATCAGGCAACAATAGGCTAGAATTTAAACTATTAGGGCTGGATTTTTCTGTGTATATGCCCAATAGATTCTTTCCTGAGAAAGACGCCATCCTGTAGCATAATCTCACATCAAGATTCTTGAGATCTGCTGTGAGTGCTGTGGTAGAGTTGATACCGCTTTGGCGATTGAAATCCACGATCCAGTTGATGTAACTGGCTTTGCTTGTGCCATTGCCATATACTTCTATGCCGTTGGCATCCAATCTGTAACGACCATTGTACAAATATTGGTTGTAATCAGTTTCAAATTTGTACAAGTCTCGGTCAGCAAACAATGAGAAGAATTCAGCAGGACGAGTCAACGCCAACAGTCTCATGATCGCAAACGGATATGAGCTAGATGTGCGCCATGCATTTTCCACAGGGCCGTCATCGCCGGCTACCCAACTACGGCGGAAATTGGTGCTGTTGAAATTTCCTACCATGACTTGCATAGGACTCAATAACGCACCTTCACTACCAGCAGGTATCACATCTAACAGTCCTGAACGAACATAGTTGGGTCGTACATAGGGAGCCACAGGATCTCTTACCAATCCCTCGGCAAGATCACTCCATAACACCAAGTTACCCGATGTGTAAGGAGCAGGACCATATTGATTTTCCCACCAGATTGGTTGTTCACTGAAGCCTAACATTTCCCAAGGTCTAGTATTAGGATAGATTGTATCGTAGAAATAATTGTAAAGACCGCGCCAGGCACCGATTGTTAATGGTTCATTGGCAGTGAGTTTGTTCGACGCTGTTGAATAATTCCAAGTGAATTGATTGTTTGGCAAATACTCTTGTGTCTTGTAATCCAGTTTGTTCCATCCTACCCAGGTCAAGAAATCTTGATTCAATATATCTTGGATTTCTGTTATAGTGTAGTCTGTGGTGCGGAACTCGCCGGGAATCACTTCGTCTGCTGTGAGTGGAATAGGATTGCCATCCAGTTTTAGGTTGTTGTAAATCCTGATTTCGTATTCCAACAACAATTCATCTCGGAAGTCTCCAAATGCCCTGGTGATACTACCGTCATGCCCTCGAATTACCAATGTAGGATTAACATAAGTTTCATCTAAGAAAATTTCCGGCACATAAGCAGGATACAATCCCAACTTGGTAGGAGTATTTGGTACATAACTGCCATAGGTTGTATCATATTCTTGTATGGCAACAACATCACCCACAGCCAATGGTGATAGAATCGTGATAACTGGCGCATCGGTGCTGACCACATACCCAATATTTCTAGTCAATAATCTATCATTCACATACACCAATAGACCTTGATAGTTGGCCGATGTATAATTGTAAACCTGTGTGAGATCAAACACCTGTCCGGTGATAGGAGTCACTGTGGTCTGTAGTTGTGTATACACCGTGCCGGTAGGCAACATGTCACTCCAATAGAATGGATTAGAACTTGTACGACCTGTGTTAAGATCAGAAAATACTGCATCAAGTATTTCAGGAATTGTGAGATTTACATAATCCCCAGTAACTGCTTGATTCAAGAACTGTGCTTTGAATTTTTCATATAGTCTTGAATTGTATTCTAATGATGCAAATATATCATACTCTGGTTTACGCAGGAAATAACCTGCTAATGTCATCGGTGAGCTTTGTTGCAGAATGATCAGACCATAAGGAACAATGTTGCCCAGGTCTCTTGAATTATTGGCACCGTTGATCTTACCAGTTAGATTTACAAGATTTTGTGCAATGCTGTCATAATGAGTGCGGATAGTTCCTAGCGTAAAACTAGAACTATTGCTATTCAACGGATTGTTTTCCAAGTTGATAGGTACTTGATAGAATCCTACAGTACTGACCTGATCGCTGAGTGCCAATACTTCAATCACATCACCAGGCACTATGATTGCATTTGGGCCAAATGTGATTGTGGTTGTGTTGCTAGTGGTAATATATGAGTAAGTACCAGGATCTTGAAAAACGCTGCCTACAAACACCTTGACACTGGGCACAACTCCAGTAGGAACCACAACTGCTACATCCAACACCAATGGGGTATTCACTGCATAAGTGAAGCTGAATTGTTGATAGATCTGACTCTTGACTTCAGCTGTTTGCCAGCCAATTTCTTTCTGGTAAACAGTTCTATCGGCGTATTGCTTTACATATCCAATGCTGACATTTTCAGTTGTGCTGATATTGTCTTTGACATAGATAAATGTATCTGAATACAGGTTGTTGTCAAATACAATATCTCCCACATTGTTTAAACTTAGATATCTCAATGGGAATCCCAACACCGTGTCGGCTATGCCACTGGTGCCAAGAGCATAACTGAATAATGCGTTACCACCAACAATATCTCCAAGATTATTTTTGGTCGTTGAGAATGAAGAGCTAGGGTACACAGCAAGATTGCCCAAGCTGTATCCGTTTTGATCATATACATCAAACATAGGAGTTTGATTTATAGTGGTCTTTTGCTGTGCCTGAGTCCAGGCCACTCCGTCATATCTAAAAGTGGTACCTTGCAATGTAACTCCACTCAAGCACACCACACATTGATCCACTAATGCCAGTGCATCATCAGCAGGCACTAGATCAATAACAGGTTCGGCAACCAATGTGCTGTCAGGCAATGGACCGGTAGCCGGGTTGATAAAGTTGACCACATATATTTTGTTGCGTACTTGTTCGTCAAGATCTTTTGCAAAAATTACTCTGGTGCCTTGTTGGAAAATATATCCATCCACTGCGTATCCGATCTGGCCATTGATGTTTGACAATGCATCAGTTTCTCTTAGATCAATGATATTCACAGGCTGCTTGGCTTGTGTGCCCATGTTGTACAATCTAGTGCCGCCGCGGAATTCAATGATTGGTCGTTTGGCTCGTTGTGCATTGTCCAACACAGCCGTGGTATTATTGTAAGCAGCACTTGCTGTGATCACATCAATATGGAACCAACGATTTGATCGCGCCCATGCATTGAGATCAGGACTGTCCAATGCCATGGTGATGTAATCTAATTGTAAAGGTTGATTCAAACTGCCATCAAAGTTTCCTACATCAAATGGCAAAGAGTCAAATGGTATAGTGGAACTCTCAGTATAAGGTTCGGGTGTGACATAATTGCCGACTGGTAATAGTTGTATCGCAGTTCCCACGCCGGCCACATAATAAGTTTGATTCTGATAACTGGTAGGGATCACACTACCACGGAATGTGATCTGCATGTTGTTGGTAAATGCCACACCATTGGGAGAGATATAAGTTTTCTTGCCCAGTATGTCTGTATCTATATTGATAGTCTGTGCCTGTGTAGGATCAACTATTCTGATCTGTCCAAAGATTTCTGGGTTGGTTCCGTCCTGATACCACAATAGATCTTTCACTGCGGTCAACAGAGGAATCTGTTGGAAATAACCTTCGGCATTGCGATACCATTGTGTGGTGCTCCATTCGGTACCAAACAACACAGTAAACTTGGTAAACTCTGCACAAGGTGTTACAGATGACAGTTTGAGGATTGGCTCGCCACCGGTGGTGTATTGATATTGTATCAACCATACGCTGTACCTAGTGTTGACATCTAATATAGGAGTGGTCTGGTCAAATGTGAGATAATCGTAACTGCCCGGCAATCCATTATTGCTAGGGATCTGAGCCAATGGATCAAATTGTGTGGTGATCAACCAGCCGCCAGATTCTGGATCGGCGATAGTATTGGTAAAAACTATAGTACGATTCTGCAGATTAGTGATGCCATCAATTCCATTGGGATATTGTTCTAAGAATGCACTCAAGAACACATTGTTGACTTGGTCAAATTTCAATGTAGTGGTCAACAAATCTACTTGCCCGGCAGTGGGCAAACTGGGTATAAGGTCTAGATCATAATAAAATTGCTGTGCATTTTTGTATGGAACATCAAAGGTTATTTTACCTGAGTCTTCACCGTTGTTAGTAACACCTAACACAGTTCTTGAACTGATGTTAGGGGCGTAAGGTAATACACCATTCACACCTGGCTCTGCTTGTATCCAGAATTGATTAGGTGCTTGGTTGACCACAAACTCGTAGTTGCCGCCGCGAACCAAAGTGATTGTGGGATTTTCTCCGGCCACGCCCGAAAACTCATAATAGTTGTCTGCTCTGGTTACATCAAATGTATCAGTGGTTGGAACAACTGTGGCGCTGACATCCACAGCTAATGGACCTGCGGGCAACCAGTAGTATTGACTATAGTTAGAAAACTTGTCGAAACTTATAAAAGGATCCCAGCTGTAATATTCACTGGTGTACAGTCTTGCAGCATCGTTGGTGAATCCACCTTGGCGTGCAATAGCATCTGTGATACCCGGATATGTGACGGCATCTGAGATCTCATTGGTGTCGGGCACCAGGCTAATCACTCCTGGCTCAAGTTGATAATTGGCTCTAGAGGCAGTGGGTTCAACCACATAGTAGTCGTTAGGGTTCACACCCGGCCCTACATGGCGTCCTACAAATCCTTGTGTTTTCTTAAATTGAGGTTCTTGGACCAATTGATCCAGCGTGGCCGCTAGGAACTGCTTGTTGGTAGTAGTTTGGAAAATTGGTGGTAGAAAATCTACGGTTCTGGTTCTAGCCATTAGATAACTCCGCTGCCTGGTGCAGTTCTGATATTGGTTGAGGTCAAAGCAGTGATCACTTCTACAGAACTCACTCCGGCTGCATTGACAAAGATTTCATTGGGTGCTGATCGGATTTCATATAAGTCACCAAAGTATTTCAATGGGTCCAATGGTACTAGTACCACCGAACTTACTATACCACCCATGTTACGATGTATATAGGCTGCTAGTTCAGAGAAGTAAAAGGTATCGCCAAAATCCCATTTATCAATGGTGAAGTATTCATTGAGGTTCGCTACCACTAGAGTTTTGATCTCACTTTCGCTGGCAGTTGAGTTGGCGGCACGGATCACTTTGATTGTGGCTCGCAGTTCTTGTGGTGCTTTGGGTCCAAACAATGGTTTGAATGTTACAGAATTCACTACCACATTGTCAGAGATCATCTTGTAATCATTGAGACCTTGATAGGCAGTACTGAGTTCATTGATAGTAGGCACCGCAGGTTCAGGCACCGTACCTGTATTATCTCTAATCCAGTTTTGATATGCTGTGTAATAACTCTGTGTGACCACATACAAATCAATAATGTTAGTGGTTCCTGGATCTATGCGATCTGTTAAAGGAGCGTTGTGCCGGTATTGGAAATATATGCTAGGACGGCCTACTCTTGCTAACCAGTCACCGGTGACATCTACTAGAGTTCTAACATTCGTACCACTGAGCACCAGTTCGTAGAATGCACCGATCTGACCCGTGAGTGGTCCTGTGTAAATCTCTTGGCTGTAAGCATAGAAGATCTGCCCAAGGATATATTCAGTCTTGACCAATTCAATATCATTCAGAGTGGCATAGTTGCTGTTTACTCGAGCTGGCTCGACCAAGAGATAGCGTTGCAGATTATCAAAATCCACAGTCTTTTCAAAGAACACATATTTAGAAGTTGAGTTTACATCCGGGGCCACGATCTCATTGAAGAAGTCTGGATCATCAGCAATACCATCACTATCACTGTCTTGATAGCTAACGATCACTTGATAATCATCCACAAAACCATCTGATTGCACAGGTTGACCAATGATCTTGAGATAGATATCGCCGGGCAATGGACTATTTGAATCTGGAAGACTGTTGGTTCTCAGAACATTTATATAATCGCTGATGGTTTTGCCAGTTCTTGGATCGTAGATTCGATTGCCAGTCTCAAAGAAAAATCTAGTCTGTAGTACTGAGCCAAAATTGTAAACCAATGCGCGGCTGGTCACTGTGTATTTCACACCATCTGTAACAGCTTCTATCAGCCATGATGCATCTTGATTGGTACCTGTGGTGCTTTGTGCGTTGGCAAGGCTGAAATCTGCATTCACAGCAAGATTGTTTGATGTGATCAGATACCAGGATTGTGTGAGATTGTCGTATCCTAATCCAAAATTCCTATACAGTAATACTTGATCAGCAATGGCTGATTCCAAACTACTAGGAATATCTGTTATCAACAAAGGAATCACTTGTACAGGAATAGCACCTGTGGGAATGAAATTATTTAGGACCACTGGACCTTGGCCGCTGAGCCTGCCACTGGTGAAATTGCCTTGTCCTTGGTTTGTTCCATCCAAATAGATACTGACTGGACTTGCCCAAAGACTCAATCGTTCCGACGCCTGTGTGGGTATTCCCAGTCGGAGTCGATTGTTCATGTCAAAATAGTATCCAGCAGGAGCAGCAAACTTTACCAAGCTACCTACTTGTATGTATTGGGTATTGCTGCTGGAATAAGTGCTTATGGCCGCAGGAAATCCCAATGCATTTACGAAGTAGCCTGATGTCTCATTGGCCAGTGTGGTGCTTTGATGCCAAGTGAGATCATTGACCAATAGGTTAGGCCTAGGAAAATTAGCGTAATAGAATTGTGTAAATGCATTGGTGACCAACAATGGCTGTATCTGATTGGTGATCACACTGGCTATTTCGTTTCTTGTAAGCCAGGTAAACAAAAATGTAGGCAGTTGATTTTCTTCCCAGATAGCACCGTCACTGGCAAAACTATTTGTGCTACTGTACTTTCCGGTGTTATCCACTAAGTCGAGATATCGACTGGTGCCAATGCTGGCACGATTTAACGCCTTGCTCTTGATAATGCTGTTATATAAGGTGAATGGAAAGTTATTGTAGTCTTCTCCATTGACCATGCGATTTTGTGTGTAATATCTTGCCGGGGCTCGTTGCTTGATCTCATCTAGTGTTTCTCTAGCTTGAGCATTGCTTATAGGAGTGGTGATTCCGCAAGTGAATGTGATGGTCTGTAACTGACCTGACCGACTCACATAACTGATGGGCAATACCACGCTTTGCATCTCTTCAGGATTGATGATATATTGTAATCCGTTTGATGCACGAACATACGCACGGAATAGTCCTACCGGGATGGCCGAGAACACACCATCACCAAATGTCAAAGTGATCTGGTCATTGGCTCTGCTGGTTACAGAGAAAAGTTTCCTTTGATCCGGAGCCAACTGCTCTACCGCCGCAGCATACACTGATTCAACATATTGCCATTGGCTGGCCACTGTACCTGTGTTATCTAATTGAAACAACCAACGATCTTGATTGTTGATACCTTCAATGTTGATGTTTACAGTACGGTTAGGGATTCGTTCAGCTAGGTTGAAGTCTTGATTCTGCAATACACCTTGCTTGAAGTAGAAGAAGTATCCTGTGTTGGCAGCAGCAAATCCCAATTGATCATTTCGGAACAATAGATTAAAAATTCCATTGGGTTGCGGAGCAGGTTCGTAGATATAATCACGACCCACAGAAGTAGAATTCACTGCTTCAAATGGCATGTTCACACCATCTACTGTAGCAGTATAGGGCAACACAGGCAAGAAGCCCGGAACCAAGTTAATACTGTATTCAGAGGTGTCCACACCCACGATTGTTTGTCGATTGCCCGGTCGACCTACTCTTTGTGTATCAACCAATGCTGCATTGACAATGGCTGTGAATTGCTCGGCCCAGTTAAAGTTTGTTGGATCATTCCAATTCACTGTGATGTTGGCAAGATCTATACCGTTGAAATCTGTGACATTTTCTGTAGTCTGCACGGAAAATACTTTGAGATATCCTTGTGCTTCTGTATTGCGTTTTGGTGTGTAACCAACTAGATTAGCTAATCGAACCACACTATCGCGTCGTTCCGCAGTGTCAATGTAATTTTCACGGGTGTTCAAGTCATTGCGGAAAGCCATAGCCTGGCCCATGAACGCAATCACATCTAACATGGCAATAAACTCAGACGATTCAATGTAATCGTTGAATGATTCAGGGTAGTATTGTCGTAGATAGTCTACGAAGCTCTTGCGTAATGCTTCAAAGTCGTAGCTCTGAAAGTCTGCTTCTCTATAGGTCTGATAGATGCGCTTCCAATCTTCAACTCCGAATACAACTGTTTGTCTAGTAGTGCGTGCCATGATAATATGTTATTGTTTTATTTACCGAAAAAATAAACGGCTGCTTTTATACAAAAGTGGCTCTTCGTTGTTGCTGATTAAAAAATACACTCAGCAATTGGGCATCGGTATTAGGAACAAACTGAACTTCCAGTTCGATCAATACACCATTTTCCTGCGGATATACATTGACATCAGTGAGGTATACTCTAGGGTCGCCCCCGGCCACTCGCTGTATTTCTCTCTGGATAGCAGCCATAGTGGCCTGATCTTGGCTTTCAAATAACAAATCCCACAAAGTAGTACCGTAAGCAGGGCGGCCGGGCAACTGTCCTTGTGTGATATTAAACGCATTAAGTAGATCGCGTTTGATCAATTCACCATCAACCAAGGTGAATTTTTTAAATTGATTTTGTGTGTTGAATCCGATGAATGTAGGCATACGGATATTTATCCGGTGCCTTGGGGTGCGAAATCTGGAACAGTGATTTTAGGATTACCAATCAGTGCTGTCACTGCTTGATTGAGATTGGTTCGATTTATTGTATTGTTGAATCCTTTTGCAGCCACAATACCTGCTTCCAATGGGTTACCGCCACCACCTAAGAAAGAATTTGCACCTGAAAATACACTGGCAAATTGTGCAGATGACGCAAAACTAGTCATCGCGCTGGTTAACCCAGATGAAGAAAGCAGTGAACTAGCCAACGCTGATCCACCACCTCCGGATAACAAACTGCTTACCAATGCGCCCGAACCTGGTGCAAAGTAATTGGCAGCCAATGTGCCCAACGACCCAGCGTTGATCGATCCGCCAGACAGTAATGACCCAGCTAATGCGGACCCTGAGCCGCCGGTTAACAATCCGGTTAATGCAGATCCAGCACCACCAGACAACAAACTGCCAGCACCACCGGATAACAAACTACCGGCACCACCAGACAACAATCCACTTATATTGCCACCTATGCCCGAAGCTATTGCACTAGAAATACCTGATACTCCGGTTGCACTTGATAACCAAGCGGTAGCAGTACCTGATCCAAACTTTGTGGCTACATTTAATAATGGGCCTAGCTGTGCAGATGATTCTAATCCTGTAATGGTGCCAAGCTGTTTGAGTTGATCAAAATTCACATTCATCAATCCCTGCTGGACCTGTGTTTGTAACCTGCTGCTGTCTAGCAATGAGTTTATGTTAGTGACTCCTAACTTACCAGTCCAACTAGTAGGACTACTTAGAATTTCTGTGAATTTTGCAGGATTGAGATTGATCTGATCTGCTAATCCCGGTTTGATCAATCCTGACAACTGCAACTGATCAGCATTGAGCCCAAACTGCCCAAGTCCTTTCACATTGGTTATAGCATTCGCTGCTTGATTCACCGACGCTGCTGTTTGTGCCACTAGTCCTTGAATTTGTGTTGATGCGATGGTGCCAATACTCCGAGCACTGATTTTTGTATTGACAAAATCACTCACAGTGATAGCATTTGGAATCACTGCTCCTATCTTGGTAGGAAGATTGATAATGTCACCTATCTGTTGTGTAAGTGCTGTGGCTTGCGGGCCTAGTTGAGCTAACGCCGATGATAACCCACCAGTAGCTTGAGTAACTGCATTCACTAGGCCGCCCACAGGAATACCAGTCAACCCACCTGTGCTGACTTGTTGAGTGAAAACAGCTTTGGCTTGTTCAGCAGTAGCGCCCGCAGGACCTTGTACCTCATATGTGGCACCATCTGGTCCTGTGAAGGTAAAGTTGCTCATGATTTTCTTATGATGCTCCAATTGGTAGGAACTGGCTCTGCGGCTGGCGGCGGAGTAGGATTACCTTCAGTAAGACTTACACTTGTTGCCACACCTTTGTTATGAAAAGGATAAGGTTCATGTGTAGGGGCACGAGTCACGATACTTTCTAATCCATTGGGTTTTACTTGCCACCCAGTTGAATTGTTAAATGTAGTATCATCCAATGTGGTCTTGGGATATAGTCTAGGGGTGGTAACTGTTGCTGCACCACTGCCATTGAGATCGATCCTGTCTGATTTGAACTTCAAACTCGAGCCACCATTCCAGGATCCGCCACTTTGGCTTTGTAATGCCAGGGTGCCATCACTGAGAACCCCTATGGTTGTTTGACTGTAGATGGTCATATCGCCTTCACTGGCCATCTGTAAAGTTGTCACGGCACCAATATTGGTAGCAGCATTGGATTTCATATTGATATTGCCGCCGGAATACATATTGATGTCTTTGTCGGCATGCAAATTGATAGTGCCTTGTGTTCTCACATTTACTGAGTTGGTAGAATAGATGTCTACAGTACCTTCTTGCCCTAGTTCAATCCAAGTCTGCCCATTGGCGTGAACGATGTAGAAGAAGTTTTCACTGTCATTCATCATGATCTGATGGCCTTTGGCAGTTCTCAATCGGAACAATGCATTGTTGTTTTCTAGATCGCCATCATCCATCACAAGAGTATGCCCGCCTTTTCTTCCGACCACGGTGACATCCTGTGGTCTTATCGCGCCGGAACTGAGTTGTTTTCTGATGGTATTTGGATCTAATCCACCTTGATAGATAGGCTGGCCCGGAGTAGAGATTCCATACACGGTGCTGGGGCTCTCTCTTTGTGCGTTGGAGATAATAGGACCGCGTTCAGGATCATTTATAAGTCCTTGCTGAAAAAATATCGCAGCTTGGTAGCTATGCACTGGTTTTTGTTGATCAAAAAATTTAGGATTCTGATCTAGTTCTTTATTGCCTGTGTTGATTTCGGTGACTGGTAACTGTGGGGCGTTGGTAAAATATTCGGCCTGAGTTTTATTCTGTGTGACATATTCACTTTGTTTGGCTGCGCCGATGGCTGGCAACATGTGATTTAATCCATCATCAATCACACTACCGATGTAGTATCCTTGATCAGGATCTCCTTCCACAAAGAAACACATGACCGATGAGCCCATATCCGGCGGCGTGAACCACATGCCATAGCTTTGTTGATTTCCTGGATACCCACCCACACCTGCATTGGTACTGGTTTTTTCAGTGACTCCATAGAATGGAGGTAGATATCTTACCCAGCGCCAGGTTTCCGGATTTGTGCTAGGTTGTCCGGTGGCAAACTGTTCGATAAAAACCTGCAGGCGGCCTGAACGAGTGGCATCTATATTGTTCACAATGCGGCCAATGAACGGCCCCATCTCCGCAGGGGTACCTCCACGGTCGAATTTAAAATTCTGTGTTCTGCCCGATGCCCGATTGATATTTTCTGCCATTGCGAATTTGTTCCTTTATGCCGGTCGGCCTTGATCGTCGTTTACTATACCTTGTGGTGCGGCTGCTGTGGCCACAGGTGTATCTCTATTTAATGATGGATTGTCTGCTCCACTGCCAAACCCACCTGATGGCAACTTAGGCGGAACAGCCACAGCAACTGTGGGTTGCAATGCTAAATCTTGATCAGGAAAAGTTGCAGGTCTAAGTTCTGCTGTGTTGATTGAAGCGATTGAATTAGCCGGCAATGTACTGGAGGCCAGTCCTAGTGAGGCTGCTGGATTTGCTGCCAGAGCGTTGATTGCTGCGTCCGATCCAGCACCAAGACGAAATACAGGTCTACCCGATTCATCGGTCTCTATTCTAGGAGTCGGTACGATTATAGGTCTACCTGAGTCGTCAAATCCAGGGCCAACAGGTACAACCACTTTTGGATCAGTTTTTCTTCCGGAATCAGCAGCAGCTACAGCTTTCTTGGTAGGTGATTGTAACCAATTTCCAGTGAGCTCTTGAGTGAATCTCCCTCCACGGAATATACTTTTGACTGTGGTAGCGGTATAACTCACTGCCTGCTGTGCAATCCCAGCGGCACCATTGTTACGAGCAGCACCAAAGTTATTTTTACCCGGATCCATGAGCCCAGTGTCAAGATCATAGTCAGTGGGTTTGTTCCAAGCAAATTCAAAATATGGTGCACTGGCACTGGTATTGATACTGCCGTCGGGGAAAAATGCCGATGTGGAAAATTGCCCGACCTGTATGTTGGTAGGTGACGGAATCCAGGCTGGATCACCCAGTATCTTGAGATTTATAGTAGCTGTATCTGTTGAATACAGATAGTCGGCAGCATTAGCGCCTGCTTCGAAAGTCTTACCAGTTCCACCTTGCCCAGGCTGGCCACTGGCCGGCATATATCTTTTTTTCCATTGCTCTCTACTATTCACTAGGCTAGCTGTGGATTCATTGCCTGCTCGAACACTTATGTCACTGGTCAATGCCTGTGTCCACGCATTATTATAAGCCTGTTCAAACTCCATAACCTGCGTATTTTGTCCAGTGAACCAATAGTTATAGGTCTTGTGTACACCCCTAAATCCGGTATTGTCAAAATATTCACTGAGCACCGGAATTTGATATGGTGCTATGATGTATGTGAGTCTATAAGCAAAATCATTTTGCTTGGGGTCATATTGTAATTGCTCGGCCTGGCAAGATATGTTAAACCATGCAAAGTTCTGTGCGGGTTTGCCATTGGCTTCCCACTCGTTGGTTTTACTATTCCAGATTACTTTTTGTTGGTCAGTGATGTAATTGCTGTTGCGTAGAACTGTGTCAATGAATTGAACTATCTGTTGTCCTGCTGTGGCAGATCGTTGCCGCACAGTAGGACTCAGGTTCTGTCTTTCCGACTGCAATTTGTCTGCGGCAGTCTGTTGTGGAGGGCCCCCGGCAAAACTTTTGTCCAGCGGCCCCGGTGGAGCCACCTTAGCATTCATCAACAGTGGATCAGCAAATTTGATCGCATACTCGTCAGGTATAAATCCTTTGGTTTTAGATATATTTCCCCAATAGGCATTAAGTGCCGCAATCAGTCCGGTGCCTTGATCCGTGGTACTGGGTTTAGGAGCAGCATCTGCTTTGGATGGAGCCGCAGAAGCATCTTGATTGCTACTGCTTGCTCCTCCGGATCTACTATCTGCCATACAATTTATCCATAAAAATCATTTAAAGAATTTGTGTCTATGGCTGCGTCTAGCCCACCAAATTCATCAGTCTGCCCTGCAAAACCCGACGCTGGCGGATTATTTGCGATAGGAACTCCGTTCCTGGTTTGATCTCCAGCAGCTTCACTGGCTGTTTGTTGTACCACACTCCTGACCAAGATGTCTTTCACCGTGGTGCCTTGGAATTGGAAATTCTGCGGGATGCTGCCGCGATTGGTACTGAACCCTGTAGCAGTACCCGGTGATGTTCCTTTGACTTGATATTCAACCAGTTTGTTGCTAACTTTAAAATCAATACTGCTGATGATAAAAGGAATAAATTTTTCCACAGCAGCTCGATTATCAGTGACTCCGGTTCTTCGTGCAATGGGCTGTACTAGATTGCCATCAATATCATATCCGTAAAATCTTATTGCCATCACATACATGGCTGCTGAATAGTTTGGTGCAGTACCTGGTTTAACAAGATTTTTCTTTGTGTAGAGATCTGACACTGCACTATAGAGATTATCTAGCAACGAGATACCATTGGGCTCAGTCACTGTGAAACTGAGATCACTGAATGTCGCGCTGCCGCCTGCCACTGGTGTTCCACCATACGCTAGATTGAATTCAAGATTGTCAATGTAATAATCCAATGGAAAAAACGGACTGCGGCCATATCCTATCGTGGCCGATGTTTGAGTAGTAGCAGTGGTGCTTATGTTGGTAGGAACTTGATTGTTTATAGGAGCACCACCACTTTGAACCAACAAGTAATATCCTTCAAGATTTCGCTTGGGCGATTTGACCAGTCTGTTATAGGTCTCAGGATCCATGAGATACCAACTGAGACTGTAGGTATAACTAGCATATTGATCTAAAATGTTACCCTGTGATAGTATGGCATTTGATGCACCACCATACAAATCATCTAACCTATTACGAACAGCATTTGTAGTGGCTTGTGCCGCATCATCACCCCTGGCACCCACTCCTGCTTGGGTTCCGCTGTTTGTAGGCACAGCACCTTCTACTGCGCCCGAGCTTTGGAGCTGATTGAATTGTGCTCTCTGCATTGGATCTCGGAATGGCGGCGAAGGTGGTGCTGCTATTGCGCCCGATGCAGGTGGACTAGCAATGGCCTGGCTGTTGGCCAAGGTCACAGTTTCTGAATTGGTTCCTGCATCCGCATTGCCCGAGGCTGTGGTAGCAGGAGGATCAGCATTGGTAGGTGCGGCGGCAGTTTTTGCAACTATACGGCCATCTGGTGTTTCTACTTTTTGTTCTGGCAAACTGGCACCGGTAGTAGCACCATCATCTCTGGCTGCTTGGGCTAATGCAGTGGTATCAGCTGAACTAGCAACTGGTTGTGCGGCCACAGCCTGGGCTGCTGCTAATGCTGCTTCTACTTCTGCTATCTGAACCTTGGTAGCAGCGATACGCGACAATAACTGCTTTTGGTATCCTGGCAGGGCATATTCGGGTTTGAGAAGATCAGCTTCTAACTGTCTGAGATAATTGTTAAGAAACGCAAGTTCCTCCTGCTTATTTCTAGTCAGTCCATTGGTAGCCATGTTTAGAATCCTAACACGCCACGCAATGTGCTTATCTTGGGCAAATAGATCTGTACCCCGGCTTTGAAATCCAATGGTGGTTTTGTGAGTGTGTTGGGGTTGCGTTGATAGAACACCCACCACAGGGTAGGAGTATCATACAAGTCCAGGGCCAACAAGTCAGGTCTATATTGATAGGTCTGATTGATCTGCATCAGTCGATCATCACTCTGTTTAGGGATGGCACGATTGGTCATGGTGTCAAGATAAAATTGACTGTATCCTGTGGTATAATAAGCACTGGTGCTGTCATAAGTGGCCATTACCAGAACCCTCCTTTGATTAGATCACCATTGGCAAAACTCTTGAGACTGAATACTTGACTGACTTGAGCACGAGTCTGTATAGGTAGCAAGCTCAATGAAATATCCATTTTAGTAGGCACATAGGTTGGAGAGTTTTTACCTAGGGTAGGTGGAGCAGGAGGATCCTGTTGTGCTCCTTTGTTGATACCCTGGCTGGTGAATAGATTGCTCAGGCGTTTCACAGCGCCTGATACTGGGTCAGTGGGCAAGTCTTGCCTGATCCTGCGTGTGAGTAAGTTAGTACCATTGATGTTAGGGCTCAGGGCCCGTATGTAATCTACATCAGTGGGTAGAGTATAATTGAAACTGGTTACCACACAAGGATGACCCGAGAACTGATATAATCCTATACCAGTGAGAAATACCAATGGTGGTGGTGCTCCGCGTTGAGCATCTTGCCCATAAAACATCTTGGTCACTGACCGGAAGAAATGTATCACTGCCAGTAGATATTGAGCTTCTACACTATCCTGTGCAGTGAATGTGCCGCTCACTTCTACTGCGCCAACGGAACTGCCTTTGTAGAAGTATCCTTTGTGATTGGAATGTGTGAGACTATATGGATCGTAAGTGGCTGTGTATGAGGTACTGATCTTGGGCATGTAAGGAAATATCACACCACCGGTTTTTGCCAATGGCTGTAATATACCCGGATTGGATGCTTTGTACAAGTAGTCAGCACTCTCAGCAAGACTGAGACGAACACGCCAGTCACCGTTGTTGACCAGCTTGCGTTGAGCTTCCAGCACTGCCTGGCGTTGAGCAAGTTTTGTACCCACTGCGGCTTGTACTTCTTTGTCTAAAAGTCTATTGGTTTCGGCTGCTGATTCATTTGGAGTGGCTTCTAAATTTAATCTTGCCAGTCGGGCTGCTTCGGCATCATTCTGATCAACATCGGCTGGTGCATCAGTTGGGTTAGGGGCTGTTATGGTTTGTCCTGCTTCGTTTAGTCCAGCTGTAGCCGCATCAACACCAGGGGGTAAATTGTTGAGCCGTTGTTCAAGTGCTTGTTGTGGATCAACCGTGGCGTTGGGTAATATTTGTGTTGCTGGCTCTGCTCGAGGTTGGAATGCAGGGCCTGCACCTAGAGAAGCATATGGGCTATCAGCTGCGTCAGCTGCGGCAACCGGAGCCACAGATGGATTGTTTATACCGGTGCCGTAGCCAAATCCTGATGATGCATTGGGCGTACTAGTGATTATGCGATCATCTATCGGTGATTCTTGAATAGGTGACAATTCTACTGTAGCAGCAGAAGTGTTTGGTACAGACGGAACAACACCAGTTCCAAATCCATATCCAGTCAAACTCCCAGCAGCAGGTGCATTTGTTGTTACAGATGGGACTACTCCAGTTCCAAATCCATATCCAGTCAAACTCCCAGCAGCGGGTGCGTTTGTTTGTGGGGGTTGTTGAGCCGGGTCTCCTGTGCCCGATTGCGTATACGGTACAATAGCCAATCCAGTGACTGGATCAATGGTTCCGCCTGCACCCGGTATCACTGATCCTGCATTTGAGTTTGTTCCAAATCCGTACTGACTGGCATTGGTGTTCACACCAGACTGAGCTGCTGCTTCTTCCGTAGTGAGGCCCGTTCTTACCAACTGATTGAATGTGGCTGCGTTACTTGAATTATAACCGTATTGACCCATAATAGTTCCTGTTGCTTTATTTACCCAAATAATAATCTGCCCAGTTTATAACCATTGACAAGCCCGCAATCTGTGTTATAATAAATACTACTTTAAGGATCCGCCCTGATGGCCACCATCGCAAGAGCAACACCAAAAACCAACTATCTCAACAACAGAGATATTCTCAAAGAAATACATCTCAGCAAGAAAAACTATTGTAGCTATATCAATCCTGATCTAGATCATCAATACGACATCATCTTGCCGTCGGTAAGCAAGATCAATCAAAAAAGCACAGCAGAAGCACGCCGAAATCGTGCAGATCGCATCAAGCGTGAAACTGGTGAGATCGTGGATCCCAAGAAAATTCCCAACACAGACATAGTTTTCCGCATCATGACCTGGGAACACATACCCATGGCACCCAAAAAAATCACCAAGGCTGCGGCCAAAAAACGCAAGTTAGAAGAACTATTAGAACTAGATGATGCTGTAGAAGATGATCCATTGGCAGGCCTGATTGACGAAGTTATCTTGGATCCCACACACATGCGAGTGAACTTTCCTCCGTTCTTCCACTATCGTGTGAATGACAAGAAAGAGCCCTTCCTAGTTGGCAAGAGCCATTGGCGCGGTGATCTTGATACCGGAGAGTTCTCCAAGGATCACGGTGAGATGACCCGCACCTTGGCAAAGATGTTTATGAAACTGTGCGAACGCTATGCCACAAGGAGTAATTGGCGTGGATACACCTACAATGAAGAAATGCGCGGACAAGCCCTGCTGCAACTCAGCCAGATCGGATTGCAATTCGACGAATCAAAATCGCAGAACCCTTTTGCGTATTATACTGCCGCTATCACTAATAGCTTTACTCGCATCTTGAACATCGAAAAGAAGATGCAGAACATCAGAGACGACATCCTGGAGATGAACGGACTGAATCCTTCATGGACCCGACAGAATTCTGGCAAACATTCAATGGAAGCCATGTCCGGACCGGTTGTAAGCACCCTGGATGAGTAGTATAATCTAAGGATGACTAATCTATTCCGAAAAGCTGCGATCTTCACTGACATCCACTTTGGCTTAAAGTCAAACAGTGTCACTCACAACGAGGACTGCCTAAACTTTGTGAAGTGGGCCACTGCCAAGGCCCGAGAGGAAGGTTGCGAGACTTGCATGTTCCTGGGTGACTGGCACAACAACCGTGCCAGTCTCAACATCGTCACACTGAACTATAGCCTCAGGGCACTGGAGCACATGAATGATAACTTTGATCGAGTTTATTTTATTCCTGGAAATCACGATCTATACTATCGCGATAAGCGTGATATTCAAAGTGTTGAATGGGCAAAGCACCTCCCTAATGTTGAAATTTGTAACGATTGGTTTTCCAGTGGTGATGTGGTCATTGCTCCTTGGCTTGTAGGGGACGACCATAAACGCATCTCTAAACTAAAAGCCAAATACATGTTCGGGCACTTCGAACTGCCCGGATACTTGATGAACGCCATGGTAGAGATGCCGGATCATGGTGAAGTACGCAGAGAAGACTTCAATAACTTTGAACATGTGTTCACCGGGCACTTCCATAAACGGCAAACCAAGAAGAACATCACTTACATAGGCAATGCGTTTCCACACAACTACGCAGATGCTGGGGATGATGCTCGCGGTCTTACCATCTTGGAATGGGGCCGGGACCCTGTGTATCATGCTTGGCCGGATCAACCACGCTATCGTGTGTTGGGGCTGGCCAACATTATTGATAATGCTGCCTCATTGCTTGCACCTCGCATGCATGTTCGTGTAAACTTGGACATTGAGATCAGTTACGAGGAAGCCAACTTCATCAAAGAAACATATATCAAGGACTACAGTCTCCGAGAGATGGCCCTGATACCCAACAAAAACTCCTCAGTGGACACAGACATGGCGCCCGGTGAGATCAAGTTTGAATCAGTGGATCAGATCGTCACTGACCAGATCACCAACATTGAATCAGAATTCTACGATAACCGACTGCTACTAAAGATCTACCAGAATCTATGACACCGCATGATCAATGCATTTAAATTGCAGCGTCTCGATTTCATGGTTGCATACAGTTGCAACATAAGTTGTGCTGGATGCATCAGTATAAGTGATATCAAAAGATCTGGAATTGAACCCGTTGATCAACTGGTTGACAGCATCAACAAGTGGAAGTTGTTAGTGAATCCGGAGATTGTTTCAATCTTTGGTGGAGAACCGTGTTTGCATCCTAAACTCCAAGATATTTGCTCAGAGATTCGAACTGCTTGGCCAAATGCTATAATCAGACTTATCACCAATGGGTATCTCTTGGATCGGTTTGATTCATCAGTATGGTTCGAGTTTTCACCTTTTGAAATGCAAGTAAGTATCCATAGGAAAGACCACGAATTACTGGTGAACAACAGAATAAAAAATATTTTAAACCACCGACGGCCTTGGAAAGTCACAACACAGGGAGGCGCTGATTCTCATCGTCAGATCACCTGGACTCATGATAATTTTGTTGTTTATAAAAGTATATTCAGTGACTTTGTGCCACCTTATAAAAAAGTAGAAAATAAATTTTTACCATGGTACAGCGATCCAGAAAAAGCACACAAGATATGCGGGTCACCGAATACTCCTATCTTGTACAAAGGAAAATTATACAAGTGCCCAGCAGTGGCTAATATTATTGATATCACCAATGAAAATTGGTTTGACTATATCGGTGTCGACTGTGCCGATGGCCTTGAGGAGTTTGTTAAAAATATCGGCGTTCCTGAATCTGTTTGTGGACAGTGCCCGGATTTCTCTCAAGCAATTATTGTAAATCATCTTGACAAGGAGAATGTCATTGTCAGACATAAAAATATTAGTTAGTGGTTGCGGAATAACTTATACCAAACAGCACTATAAAACTTGGGCTAAAATTTTGAAATTAGCAGGCTGTGAAGTTGTAGATGTGGGAGGTCCTGCTGTATCCAATCAGTGGATCATAAACAAGACATTTCTAGAACTACAAAAAAATACCGACATTAGCATGGCATTTGTGCAATTAACTGCGTTGGGTAAATTGGATGTTGAAGTAGAGATTGATCGAATCAACGATCTCGTCAAGACCGATCCGTTACGCAATTTTGTCATTGACCGAGATTTCCAGGTTTTGTCTAACAGTCAAATCGGTGATTGGGGAATATGGCCTAGCAGCGTCAGTGATTGTCATGAATCAAAAAAACAATGGCAAAAATGGTTGTTTAGCCCTACATTGGAAAAAGAAGATGTGTATTGCAAACTGTTACTACTTGAACATTTTTGCCAGGAACGAAACATCAAGCTATTGGTATATCACGGATACTGTATAGACTGGAACAGTGAACAGAGGACCAGATTACAACATCTGATTCAGAACATCAATGAAGATTTTTATTCTGTGTATCTAAAATCTTCGCACTATCGAAATCACAACCATCACGAGCAAAACTCAGTGCCATGTCTGGGATATCAGCTTGAATTGGCGCAAACTGTCGGCAAGGAATTGCCAATGTATTTGCAACAAAAACTATCAAAATTTAAATCAGCATATGATCGAACTTGACAAATCAAAGAAAAATTTACTGTTGATAAATTATCCCAGTGGCGGTTACGGCTATTATCTCACTCGGTTGATCAATGCATTTATAACAAATGTTGTAAAAACCCCCGACGACTTCTTGTTTGATTCTGTTGGAACCAGTCATCTGTTGCCCTTGGTTGCTGGGCAGTTTGATCAAACTAAAAATCTGATTGGTGTCAGTGAAGAATATCAGCATGATATCAATCAGCAAAACTATATATTGATCCCATACTGCACAGGTATCCAATCCGACGATGTAACTTCTCTGACCAATACTTTTACAAATGCCAAGATCATAAGGCTATACTACGAAGATGACACCTGGCCCTTAGTATTTCAAAATTGTATCACCAAAGCGGCCTTGAAAACTTTGGAAACAGGAGTAGATTTTGATCATGCGGCTTTTGGCAGCTCTGATGATTGGGCCAAAAGAGAAAATTATTTTTTGTTATTGAAAAATCATCATTGCAGACATATCTGGAATGAATATCACTCATCTCAATTTCTAAATATCAACATATTTGACTTGCTAACCAGTACGGAAAATTGTTTGAGATCCATTGCAAATTTCATCCATGGGACGGTGATAGATTTAGATACATTGCCCACAAGGCATCAACAATTCCTAGATTCTAACTTGAACACAGTAAGACATCTAGAGATATTACACATAGTCAAGAATCTGAAACTTGCCCAAAATCTCAAACACATAGATCATCTGTATCAGCAAGCAGTATTGAATTTTTATCTTCAACTCAGATACAAGTTCGAAGTTCCAACTAACGATTATTCAGACTGGTTTACAAATACCACGGATATTGTTAAAATGTTAGAAGACCATAATATACCTATATGATTCACTTACGCGATCTCACAGTAAAAAACTTCATGAGCGTGGGCAATACCACGCAGGCCATTGACTTTGACCGCAGTGACCTTACCTTGGTACTGGGCGAAAACCTAGACATGGGCGGTGATGGATCACGCAATGGTACTGGCAAGACCACAATCATCAATGCACTGAGTTATGCCCTGTATGGCCAAGCCCTATCAAACATCCGCAAAGACAATCTTGTGAACAAGACCAATGCCAAGCACATGCTGGTCAGCTTAGACTTTAGTGTAGGCGGACAGAACTATAGGATTGAGCGTGGACGCAAACCCAATGTGCTCAAGTTCTATGTAAACGACGAACATCAAGCAGCACAAGATGAGGCACAAGGTGATTCGAGAGAAACACAAGAAGCTATCGAGCGTGTGTTGGGTATGAGCCACGACATGTTTCAACACATTGTTGCGCTGAACACATACACAGCACCGTTCTTGAGTTTGAAGGCCAATGAACAACGAACCATCATTGAACAACTGTTGGGTATCACATTACTGAGTGAGCGTGCTGATCGTATCAAAGAACTCAACAGACAGACCAAAGACTCCATCCAGACCGAGGAACTGCGTATCCGTGCTGTGCAAGAAGCTAACAAGCGTATCGAAGAACAGATTCAAAGTCTAGAGAAACGCAGAACATTGTGGCTACGCAAACAAACAGAAGATACAGAAGGTCTAGCACAAGGTATTGCCGATCTTGAACACATCGATATTGCAGCAGAGGTACAATCACACAGAGATCTCGAAGCATATCATGTTCGCAAGAAAGCCGCAGACGAAGCCAATCGCTGGATCCGGCAGATTGATGCTGACGATGCAAAACTACAAAAACAAAAAGTTCAGATTGATAAGGATCTCAATCAGATTGCCAGCCACAAGTGCTTTGCTTGCGGTACAGAGATACACGATAATAGTCTGGATACTGTAAAAACACAGCGTGAAAAGACTCTACAAGAACTTGCATTGCAACTGCTGACCAACGATTCGCAACGAATAGAACATCAAGATCGATTGAAAGAACTTGGTACACTGGGTACAGCACCCACGGTGTTCTATGACAGCCTTGAACAAGCACTGAATCACAAAAACACAGTGGATACCTTGAACAAGGATCTTGTCACAAGATCAGCAGAGACTGATCCCTACAGCGAACAGATCGCAGACATGCAGAATCAAGCCCTGCAGGTAGTTTCTTATGACACACTAAACGAATTCACCAGAGTACAGGAACATCAAGAGTTCCTATTGAAACTGCTTACCAGCAAAGATAGCTTTGTGCGTAAGAAGATCATTGATCAAAATTTGAGTTATCTCAACAGCAGACTCACACACTATCTTGATCGTATCGGATTGCCACACACAGTGAAGTTTCAGAACGATCTTACTGTGAGCATTGAAGAACTGGGTCGTGAACTGGACTTTGATAATTTATCTCGTGGTGAACGCAATCGATTGATACTCAGCATGAGTTGGGCATTCCGCGATGTGTGGGAAAGTCTATATCAACCCATCAACATCTTGTTCATTGACGAGATGATTGATTCTGGGCTGGATACACAGGGTGTGGAAAACGCATTAGCATTGTTGAAGAAGATGAGCCGAGAACGACACAAATCAATCTGGTTGGTCAGTCACAGAGACGAGCTGACCAGCAGGGTAGAGAACATTCTCAAGGTCGTGAAGGAAAATGGTTTCACCAGCTACAGCACAGATATTGAACTTGCGTAGATGTACACCAACAATAATTTCTATGATCGATTGCGGGTTTGCTTGGTAGGCAGAAGTTGGCCTGCTGAGTTTTACTACTGGATAAAGAATTCTCAAGTAAGAGAAACCATGAAACGCATCGCCGTTGAAACTGAAGAGGATTATGCACAACTGGTATCAGTTTTAGAAAAATTACAAATACAAGTATTAAGGCCCACAGTTGATCTAGATTTTGATGCCATAGCCGGATCAGATATGCCACCACCATTACCTCCAATGTGCCCCGGTGACCATATGATATTTTTTGATGATCAATTGCTCGAATCTGTATCTGCTGGCAAGAATTCCACAGTTTATCAACAAACTTATCAATCGTTTTTCTCTCATGTGATTGATCAAGGCAATCAAATAGTAACTGTTGATAATCCGTCAATCTGTGCTGCACAATGTTTTCAGTTTGACGACCGGCTGATCTACGGTAAAAGCAAACATCAATCTCATTCAGAAATTACACAGGCTTGGAAAAATTTAACAGACAAATCTATTATTGGATTTCATCTTGACGGGCACATCGATGGATGGTTTTGCCCAGTGACCCCGGGACTGATAATCACCTCTTCGGACCCTGATAGATCTTCCTTGCTGTCTCTATTCTATAAAACGCATTTTAAAAACTGGAAAGTTGTTCATAGTGATCCAAGTGTTTGCTATGATACTAGTTTTCGACAATGGAAAAAAGAAAACACTGGATCTTGGTGGATACCAGGCGAAGAGAAGAATCAAGAATTCATTGATTTTGTTAATAGATATTTCAAAAATTGGATAGGAAATGTATCCGAAACTGTGTTTGAAGTAAACATGATTGTGGTCGATGAAAAAACAGTTATTGTTAGAAAAACAAACAATCTTGAAGTATTACAGCAGCTGGAAGATCACGGAATAACAGTGTATCAAGTGCCGTTTAGGCACAGCACATTCTGGGATGCTGGACTGAATTGTGTGACAATGGCAGTTCATCGTTCCAAATAAAATTATATATCAGGCACAACAAAAGGCATAACTATAGCACCCAAGTAATCAACCTGCAACATGACATGGCTATATCAAAACAACCCAGTAGAGACATTGCCCGAGTCATGCGTAGGATTTGTTTACTTGATCACAAATAATCTCACTGGACGCAAATACATAGGCAAAAAACTGGCAAAGTTCTCAAAGACAACTTACAAAACAGTCAAACAAAAGAACGGCATCAAGAGAAAAAAGAAGATACGAAGCAAAATTGATTCAGATTGGCAACAATATTATGGATCAAGTGCAGAACTATCCGCAGACATCGAACAACTAGGCACCGACAATTTCACCAGAGAGATACTTTTCTACTGTGCAAGCAAGAGTGAATGCTCATACATTGAGGCACGCGAGCAGTTCAGTAGACAGGTATTGGAATCACTAGATTATTACAATGGCCATATACAGGTAAGGGTACATGGCCGCCAAATCCTAAACAAAATTTAATCACGACTGTGTGTTGAGTGTTTGACTCAACCCCATTGAGGAACGGTGCGATACCCGGTCCGGACTTGGGCGTCAAAGGCAAATTGCTAACTTAAGGCAACAAATGGTTGGGGCTCTGTGAAACAGATACAACCCCTGCTTATAGGACTTGGATCTTGATCGGGTTACTAGGGTTCCGTTGATATGTGAAGCTTGAGTAGGGGGTACCGGTCAACCACCTCCGCGTGGGAAACCACAATCTCATTAAACAAGATGACTGCTGTCACTCAGATGATGCATCATTCACCGTGCATACGGTGAATTATGACCACAGTATCTAGATGATACTAAGTCAAGCAAGCAAAGAAAACATTGATGAGCATAGCGAATCAATAGACTTGCGTAGCAAGTCTCTAATCATCTAAGTTAGTATCTGGCCAATCTCTAAACAATGCATGTTGTATATTGCCCGATACAAACTGATTGAAACTCTTATGCTTTTCTTCAAGTTCGCCTTTGAGTGGTGCTACTCGTTTGAATGCTGAGTCCATCTGAGCCATATCTCTGAACTCCATGATAATCATCCATTCTGGCATGTCTGAGATACTACGGAATCCCATCTTGCATCTTGTGATACGATATGTTACCATGCGATCCTCGCTGACTAGGTGATCAAAAAAACTTTTCATTCCTGTGACCCAGTCAAGATCAGAGATGTCGCCCTGTTTGTCTGCCCAAATTGTGTATAAATCCATTGGTTACTCCAGTGGTCCTAGTATTTCAAATCCATCAATCTCTGACTTGTAGAGATGTGCTTGTTCCAAGTACAGGTATTGAAAGCCTTGTTCTTTGTAGATGGCACATTCTGTTTTCATAGTTTCTATGCCCATGCGTAGTCGAGGTCGATGATAAGTCCATGCAAACTGATCGCATTGTGCATTGTGCTGATCAAATCTGCGTATCAGACTCCACGCTACCAGTCGACCAGCATCATAGTATCCAATCAAGTCAGCCATGGGATCTAAGTATCTAGAATGGAACATAGGCATTACACTTGCAAAGTGTTTGTAGATGCAGTAGGTGCGATAGATGTCATCTAGCTGGGCCAATACATCGGGTCCACGGTCGTTGATGTACCGCCATTCCACTGTGGGTTTATAGTTAGTCCGGGCAAGGTCGATTCTAGCAAATTGATATGTCATGCTCTGCCCGGAAAAAAATCTTGCTGAGTTCCTGCTCGATCAAGATCTAGTGTAACACAATGTATTCCACCATCCCAAAAGTATCTGTGTCGCAAAGGACAGATATGCGGAGTTATACCATGGCGTTCAAATGCGTCAAACGCCTGTTTGTTGTAACCGTTCACAATGACATTTTGTTGATCAATTGAAAGAATGTTTACATCAAACACACTTTCTTCAACATATCCTACCCAATCTTGTAACCATGTTTCTACATATTCAATCAGTTCAGTGTCGTATTCGCTGCCTTTGATCCACCACTTGCCTTGATTTTTTTCCTTGAGATCTAGAAAAGATTGTACTTTGCTCCAACTCTCACCGGGCAAATACACAACTTCCCAGCCAGGGAATGTATCTGCATAGGTAGGCATGTCTTCTATGCTGACGATAAGGCCAGGTTTAACAGGAGCGAAACAACCGTCGATATGCCCACCAGTGGTTACTATATGATTTCTATAGTCCGGAAAAAAATGCTCGGTTAGCTTTTTAATGTTGTCAATGTCGGAATCTGCCGATATTCCAAAAAACAAATCTTGGCCAATGCGAGTGACTCCATTGGCCGGAATCTGATTCAAAATGTCATGATACTGATTTTCAACCATGTGATTACCTGCAGACCTCACAAGGTCAGTAACCGGACTCCACCATTCAAACTCACTGGTTTTAGATATGATTTCCTCGGCATCATCACCGGGCTTGAACTCAAACTGAAACAGGCTTTTACATTCGGCCTGAATCCAGGTTGGTAATTGATCAAACGGAGTAAACTCTTGTGGCCAATCAGGACCTCGGAGATTTTTGTAATTTTTTGTGGTCCAATTTGTTGGAGCCATGAGATTTCGACCAGAAGATTTTATGGTGATATTGTTGTATGGAAATACAAAAAATTTTGATCCAATCATGATCATCTGATCTCTTGGAATCATGCTCACAGGCCCGGGTATGCGACGATTTTGTGTTAGCAATCGGTCTAACTGTACTGTGGGTACATTTGGCCTTACTACCTGCACATTGAACTTTTCAAGCAATGCCACAAGATTTAAAAAATCTTCTTCTGTTTCTGTAGCGATGCGTTCAAACAAACTGCGTAGTCTTGGATTTTTTATGAAACTGTAAAACTCAGGAGGATAACTTTTTCCTACTACACAAACTCTCAAAGGATCCCAAGGTTGATGTACACTATACATTTGTTTTCCTTGGATCAAGTCGATTTTCAAACAGGCCCTGTAAGTAATCTTCAGGCCATGAATGATAGAAGTCTTTGGCTGCTAACTGCTGTGCTCGTTGATCGAGATCGCTTAGACTCTGCACCAGGCTCAATGCGTATTTGCCTTGATTCATGATCACGCCATTGACATCTTCAACAGCAGCTGGATGGTCTTCCAGCACAATCAAATCAGCTGCAAGTAAAAAATCTCGATTGGCTGATTTCAATCTAGGTGAAAAATATTCCAGTGTCCACTCTCCTGGATCATATGCGTAGATGATAACTTGATATTGTTGCATACCTTGGGCAGCACGAGATTCAAGATCAAAGTATGGTTCTTTGCCGATGAATATGCCCACAGAGCCTTGAAGCCGTGCTTGCCGTGCAAACGGACAAGGAGCCCAGTTACCCAGTGCCGGATGCGGAACTTCAACAAAATTCTCCGACCAGGTTAATATATCTTGTGTGACTGTTTTAATATCCATTAGAAGAATGGCAATCCAGATTTCTTAGTTGTTTCTAAGTTGTCTTTGATAATCTCGTTGATTATCTCTCGTTCCTGTATACTCAGAGCCATGGCTTGATCATAAGTTAATCCACCTCTCATGAACCAACTCATTTTCATAGCCTCCTGGCGTATGCTTTGACAATCTTTTTCCATGCGATCAACTAGCTTGTCGATCTCCTCAGGATTAGAGCTCAGGAGGCGTTGTCGAAAAAACTTGATAGATCCAATGTGAAAGGTTGTGTGTAAGCATGAGTACAATGTTTGCAAGTCAGTGCCAGCGGTTGGATATCACTTTGTTGTTTGATCTTGATCACATGATCTCTCAATTGATTGAAAATCTTGCTGTCACAGTTTTTTAGAAAATCAATGATGTATTCGGTTTCCTGCACCATGGCTTGAGGAGTTTTGATCACTGCGATACTCTGTGCTATGGTTTTGGTAGTGGTCTCTGTGATCAACATCATGCTGCGATTCAGTTGTTCTGCTTTGATTGTGTCCTCAACATCAGTTTCTAGTACACGCATGGCCTGTTGTTGTGCCAACTGCACCTGGCTATTTTCGTTTACGGATTTGTAATTTATGGGTTGGAACCAAAATTCAAGATCACCAATGATCAAACTTTGATCGTAGTCACCTATTTTTAATCTATCATTTACTATTCGTAGGTCCACTGAAATTTCATCTTCTGTGTCGCAAGCAGGACACTGAACATTAAGATCCATGGCATGCCCGTAGCTGGCAATACGGATACCCACTAGCACAGCGTCCATGTCAGCTGATGGCATGATCCAAGGATCCCTAATAGCAGGAACACAGCTCTTGATCACATTCACCGTGGCTGTGCCGTTGAACAAAGCATCCGGTGTACGATAAGTAATTTCATCCACGGAAGTCATGGGTAAAATTGGTATTTCACCATTGGGCGGCATGTTGAGTGTGCCCGGTGGATAAAATTTGCCTTGGCTAGGCAACCGGATGTAGATTGCCGGTTGGCGGAAATATTGGGTTAAGGGGTTGTTTGGTAGCATGATTTTCCTCGCTAAATATAATTATGACAAACTCAACCCAGAGAAAAATTACAAGGACACACCATGAGTGAAGCAGAACTACAAGCACTAATAGACGATGGTTTAGCAAAGGTGCGTGCCGGTTCTCTGACTCTAGAAGAACATACCAAACGGGTAGCTGATGCGTCTAAAAATCTAGAAGGCTCATTGGGCAAACTGGGTACTACAGTTTCGACTGCGGGAACTCAGATCTATGGTGGAGTTGAAAATTTCACAAAATCCATGGCCAATGGTGCCCAAGGAGCATCAGCTTTTTCAGGGCTTATAACAGGGGCCACTGACGGCCTGGGCACTTTTGCAAAATCACTTGACAAGTTAGGTCCTGCTGGTGCAGCCCTAGGAGCATCCTTAAAAGGTATAGCAGATTTTGGTGCAGAATATGTGGTGCGTGCTCTCAAGCAAAGTGACGATTTATTCACTAGTTTCCAAGGTCTTAGCAAGGTAGGTGGTGCTGGCTCAGAAGGCATGAAGGGCGTGTTTGATAACATGCAGAAGCTGGGCATGACAATGAACGAACTACCTCAGTTCACTGCATTGATTGCAAAAAACAGCGAAGCATTGGCAGTGATGGGTGGTACAGTAGCCGAAGGAACTAAAAAGTTTGCCAATGTAGCCAGCGGTATAGAACAATCTGGGCTGCAGACTCAGTTTGAACGCATGGGTATTTCAGTACAAGCACAGAATGAAGGTATAGCCAACTATTTAAAACTGCAAACTTTGACCAGTGCCGGTGCTGTTAAATCAACAGAAGCACTCACCGCCGGTGCCGCAGCATATTTAGAACAACAAGACAGACTTAGCCGACTCACAGGAAAATCAGCAGATGCCTTGGCTAAAGAAGCAGAAACACGACAAGCCAATGAACGATATGCTGCTGTAACATTAGAGTTGCAGATGAAAGCTGATGCTTTACGGGCAGCCGGTGATGAAGCAGGTGCTAAAGCAGCTGAAGATCAGATGAAACAAAATGAGGAACTATTATCAAGAACACCTGCTGCTTTAAAACAAGGAGTTCAAGATCTAATGAGCGGGATTGTAAACAGTCCAGAAGCTCAGAAAATGTATATTGCTATGCCTGAGATGTCTCAGAAAATCATGAGCCAACAATTCAAAGCGTCAGACACGCTGGCTGCTGGTGCTAAGGAAGCTGATGCATATACTAAGAGAAATATAGGATTAGCCAAAGCAGGACTCAGTGACAAATCACAAGCGAATTTTGGAGGTGCTAGAGCCCTGGCACAACTAAAAGTAGAGGAAGGTGACAAAACAGCCAAGACAGAAATTACCACCCTCAAAGAAGGTGGTGACAAAGACATCAATAATCAAGTGGCCTTGCGTGATGCACAACGACAAACCACTACTGCCATGGACAACTTGATAAACAAAGGTGTGGGCCCGTTAAACACGGCTATGGCAACTTTGGCTACAAAAATATCTGACACTGTCACTTCGTTGCCACCTAAACTTGTTGGGGAAAAAACTGCTCTCAAACGAGAACCTACCAAAAAAGAAGCAGAACAAGGGCTTGATGTACGCCGAGGAAAATATGCACCTGCCACTGCCGGCTACGACAACTCTAAAATTCCTGAACTGTCAACAGAAGATATAGCAAAAACTTGGAAAAAATTCACGGACAATGTTCTCATAAAAACACCAGAAGACCCAGACAAGAAGAAAAAAGAAGAAGAAAAAAAGAAAACTGAAAACACCCCAGACAACAGGCCAGTTATTGTACCTGGACCTGCTCCGGCACCTAGCCCAGATAATAGACGACGGCCACCGGACAACAGACCAAGTTTTGATCTAAGCCGAGGTGCCGGTCCTGCATATCGTGCCCCGGGTGTATTAGAAGATAATCGCCCAGAAAATCAAACCAGTACCAAATCAGCAACCGAAGAGTCTACTACAGAACTAGCAACAGTATTTAGAGACGGCGTTGAAAGGCTATCTCGTGGTCAAGACGAGCAACAACAAACACTAGATGAACTAGTTGATCTCATGCGTAGAAGTGTAGGAGTGCAGGGCAAGATACTTCAGACATCTAGATAACAAGCAATAAATAACACACTATGGCAGAACCAAAACAAGGCTGGAAGAAGTATTTCAAAGTCGCAGATTTATCTGGACAGATGAGCCCAATCGCGGGCGGCAGAGATCAGGGCTTGCCCGGATATCCAAAAAACGACGGCCGACGAACCAATCAAGCGGACACTGATTTCAGTTTCAGAAACTATGCCAGCCGATTACCAGAAGTGTATTCCGGTCATCCAAATCGTATTGAACGCTATAACCAATACGAAAACATGGACGCTGACTCTGAAGTCAATGCATGTTTGGACATTATTGCTGAGTTCTCCACACAATTAAACGAACAAAACGACACACCTTTTGACATAACCTACAACGATGATCCTACAGATCACGAGATTGAAATCATCCGTAAGCAGATGCAGCAATGGGTCAAGCTGAACAAACTGGATCAACGCATCTTCAAACTGTTCCGCAATACCATCAAATACGGTGATCAAGTATTTGTGCGTGATCCAGAAACATTTGAAATGTTCTGGGTGGACATGAGCAAAGTAGTGCGTGTGATCGTGAATGAAAACGAAGGCAAACGCCCGGAACAATACATCATCCGTGACATCAACCCTAACTTCCAGAACTTGACTGTGGCAGCCAAAACCACAACTGACTTCATGGTCAACCCAAGTTCAGGTGGAGCAGGTGGTATTGGCGGCAGTATGCAAGGCGGCGGCTACACAGCACCTAGTTCAGCCATGAGTGGTGTAAGTAGATTCAACCGTGCTGTGAATGAAACATGTATCGATGCCAAGCATGTGGTGCATATGAGCCTGAACGAAGGCTTAGACACATTCTGGCCATTTGGTAAATCAATCTTGGAAAACATCTTCAAGGTATTCAAGCAGAAAGAACTGTTGGAAGATGCTATGTTGATCTACAGGGTGCAGCGTGCCCCTGAGCGTAGATTGTTCAAGATCGATGTGGGAAACATGCCCAGCCATATGGCCATGGCGTTTGTGGAGCGTGTGAAGAATGAAATGCATCAACGCCGAATCCCCACATATGGTGGCGGCGGACAGAACATCATGGATTCAAGTTACAATCCATTGAGCATCAATGAAGACTTCTTCTTTCCAGTAGGTGCAGACGGTCGTGGTAGCTCAGTAGAGATGCTGCAAGGCGGTCAAAACCTTGGCGAAATTGACGATTTAAAGTATTTTAACAACAAAATGGCTCGTGGTCTGCGTGTGCCATCAAGCTATTTGCCCACTGGCCCGGACGACTCAGACCGTGCGTTGACTGACGGAAAAGTAGGCACAGCCTTGATACAAGAGTATAGATTCAATCAGTATTGTGAGCGTTTACAAGCTCTAATCGTGCAGAAATTAGATGACGAATTCAAGATGTTCATGCGTTGGAGAGGATTCAATATTGATGCTGGCCTGTTCCAGATCAAGTTTAATCCACCGCAAAACTTTGCAAGTTATCGTCAAGCAGAGTTGGATACCACTCGTATCACAGCATTTACATCATTGGAACCACTGCCTTACTTGAGCAAGAGATTCTTGTTGGAGCGTTTCTTGGGTCTAACAGAAGACGAAATCCAACAAAACTCCAAGCTGTGGAAAGAAGAACGCTCAAAGCCAGAAATGGAAAGTTCGCAAGGGCAAGATCTGCGTTCAGTAGGTATCACACCTGCTGGATTAGAAAGCGATGTAGCCATGGGTCAAGAGATGGGCAATCTTGCACCTCCTGGTGCAGCACCCGGAGCAGCACCTGGCGGCACCATAGGATCAACTCCACCGGCCCAACCACCGGCCGCTCCTGCCGCACCTGGGGCATAAATATCTCATGATCCTCAATGAGCTTTACGAACGTAGTCCCAATGGATATCAGGATGTTGCTGCTGATAACACACAGCCTCAACTTGGGCAATTACGCAAGACCAAGCTCACATTGATGCAATTGAATAAATTGCGGAAAATGAATGATACCAGAACTTTTGAATACAACGAAAAGTTAAAAGATATCAGAACTCAATACGCACCTGCTGCTGCACCACCGGGCTAATATAGCTGCCTAAATTGGCAAAAAAACTGTCATAAACAGTAGGTTTTTCCATTAAATTGTAAATATAGATATAGATTTTGCCGGGTGGCAAAATTAAAGAATACCTATAGGAGCCATTTAAATGAGCAAAAACCAGTTTGAACAGTTGATTGAATATGTGATCAACGACGAAGACGCAAAAGCCAAAGAACTTTTCCATCAGATCGTGGTATCAAAAAGCCGTCAGATCTATGAAAA